CGAATCTTGTAAATATAGCAACGATCACACCTAAAAATGCTATGGGTAGTTTAGCTGATACAAACAGAACTACTATGATCGATGTCCCTGCAGAAACTGCAGTTAGAATTGATACAATATTATTAGCAAACATTGATGGAACTAGCGCTGTTGATGCAACAGTAGAAATTAGTAATGACAATGGTTCAACTTATTATAAAATTGCAAGCACAATCTCTGTGCCTGCAGATTCAACATTAGATTTAATTTCAAGACCTATCTACTTAGATGAAACTGACATAATCGCTGTAACAGCTGGTGCTGCTAACGATTTAGCATTTCACGTTTCTTATGTAGAAATGGTAGACTAGGAGGAATAAATGCCAAGAATAATTAAACCAGTAGCAAAAGGAGATTTTACATCAGCAACAATCGCTGTTGATTCTTCAGGAAGAATTTTTTCTGCAGCTTCAGGTGCTGCAGGAGGCGGAGCTTTTGTACCAAAAGTTTTTGCATCAGGACCTGCTTCAGGAACATTAACTTCTAACGCAGGTTTTATTGGTGCTTACCTTTACGCCGGAGGCGGTGGTGGAGGCGGTGGCACTAGAAGAAATCAAGTTTCAGGTAGAGGTGGAGATGGAGGAGATGGTGGATTTGGATTCTATGGTTCACCTGTAAGTGCTCCATTTTCACAGCCTTATTCTGTAGGTGGCGGAGGAGCTGGTGGAGCTGGCGGAAATTTTGAAGGAAATGGATCCCCTGGAAGTGCTGGCGGTAATACAACATTAGCTAACATTGGAACTGTAAACGCTGGAAATGGTGGTACTGGAGCTTCTTCAAACGGAACTGCATCTGCAGGTTCTGATGGAAGTGCACCTAGTGCAACTTTAACTTGGAATATAAGAAATTTATTAACAGCAGCTAATTATGGTGCTGGAGGATCAGGATCAGCTCCTCAAATTCCTCCTATCCCAGACCCTGTGCCTGGCACAGCAGGAACAGCTGGTTTAGCTATGTTGTACGAAAACAGTGGGTCTTAATCATGGCAATTTTTGTTTTTACTAAAAACTCAAATGATGTGGTAGGTGCTCTATATAGAATAGCTGAAAACCAAACTGTTTACGATGATAATAAAAACTGGGATGACAGTACGTATGATTTAGTCACTGTAAACGATTCAGATTTTAATTCAGTAAAATTAAATAACAAAAGTGTTGTAAGTAAAAACGGAGACACAGTATCTTATGAAGATAAAAATTGGAAATATAATTTTTCTGCCGGTTTAAAAAAAGATATTGACTCAAGAATTTCTGTAATTGAAACTTGGTTAAAAGGAAATTCCTCTAAATCAATGGCTTCAGGTGTCACTACATATTTAAACTATCTTAAAGGATTAGATGCAACAAGTATAATTACGGATCCTAGTAGTGATGCTACTTATGATGATTCAAATAATACTTACTCAGACGGTACTCCATTAAACATGTCTGTTGAAGCATACGCAAATAGTCAAGGACAAACTGTTTATAATTTTTTACAATTATTGTAGACTTATATAAAAATATTGTTATATATCTAAAGTAATAAAGATATATGTTTGACAAAATAATCACTTTTTCTTCTCATGAGGATTATGTAAATTTAAAAGAGGATCATCCTGTTCCTATAAAAACAAATATACCAGATTGGTATAAAAAACTTTCTCACAGTCCGACGTATAGAACAGCTAAAGGTTGTATGCCTTTTTTGGATACTTTAACAACAGGTTATTTATTAAAACTTCCAAGAGATATATACATACAACATAACGTTGAAAATAAAGAAACAAAGAAAAAAGATAGTTTTACACATGGTGCTAAAATAGATCCTGGGTACTTACACTCAAGAGGGTTAAATATAAATCATGATTTGAGTAAAGATATACATCCTATTAATCAACTTAAAGGTTCTCCACACGTTGAAAAAAATAAATCTTTACCTTTTTATAAAATATTAAACCCTTGGCTAATAAAAACACCACCTGGTTATTCTTGTTTATTTTTACCTCCTATGAATAACACTGATGACAGGTTTTCAATTATTCCAGGTATTGTTGATACAGATACATTTAATATAGAAATTAATTTTCCATTTTTAATTAATGGAGACAAATATCCTCAGTTGGAGACTATGTTAAAAAAAGGAACACCTTACGTTCAAATAATACCTTTCAAAAGAGATAGTTGGAAAATGAAAATTAAAAAGAAAAAAAGTAATGATTTAGTTTCATCAAAAGCACTTTATGCTTTAAATATGTTTAATGTTTACAAAGATAAATTTTGGAATAAAAAATCATGGAAATAAAAAATTATATTAAATATTATAATAACGTATTACCTTTACCTGCGTTATCTAAATTCATACAGTATTTATCTAAAGCAAGTTGGACAGAGGGTAGAGTAAATCGTAGTCCCAAAACAGAAGATTTAGGTGTAGTTGATTTTGATATAAGAAGAACTTATAATATAGGGCTATATCCTTTATCTGAAAGTTTAACTAATGTTCATTGGCATAATGTGTTACTAAATGTATTTATGAAAGGCTACATGGATTACTCTAAAACATTTTCTAATAATGCTACAGATAGATATTTTACTGAAATTACAGATATTACAGCTTTAAAATATGAACAAGGTGGATTTTTTAAATGGCACTATGATCATTGTTTAAATTTTCCTAGAACACTTAGTGCTATTCTTATGCTTAATAATGATTTTGAAGGTGGTGAACTTTGTTTTAAATATGCAGATGGAACAGGTGAATGGGTGGCGCCACTAGAACCTAATAAATTAGTTGTATGGCCAAGTAATTTTTTATTTCAACATACAGTGAAACCTGTAACCAAAGGAGTGAGATATTCAGTAGTATCATGGGCACTATAAGAAAAGATTTTAAATTTAAAAAAGTAGAAAATTTCTTAACTAAAGAAGAGACTAACTTATTAAAAAAATATTCTGTCATAAAACATAGAACCAACACCACCAGTTTTGATTATTCTAGTGACACTGCAGACACCATGTTTTATGCAGATCCTATTATGGAGTCTTTAATGTTAACTAAAAAAGAAATTATGGAAAAAGAAACTGGTTTGGAACTTTTACCAACGTATGCCTTTTGGAGAATGTATTCTAATTTGGCCGAGTTAAGAAAACATAAAGATAGACCTTCTTGTGAAATAAGTATCACCGTCATGATAGGTTCAGATGGTAGTCACGAATGGCCTATATTTGTAGATGGAGTTGAGGTAAATTTAAAACCTGGTGATGGTGTAATTTATTTAGGATGTGAATTAGAGCATTGGAGAGAAATTTTTAAAGGAGACTGGCACGCACAAGTATTTATGCATTATGTAGATAAAAATGGACCAAATAAAGATTTTTATATGGACAAAAGACCCTTATATGGAATATGGTGGCCTAAATAATGATTTTTAACCAATATAAAGACGGAAGTTGTGATATAGTTTTTTCAAAAGAAGAATCTGAAATCATATACAAAAATAATAAAGTTCACCTTTCAGCTGAAAGTCTTAGACACTTTGGTAATAATTTAGTTAAGATAGTTTCTGATTGGAATGCTAATTTTAATGACGAGGTAAGAAATCTTCAAACTGAAGAAAATAAAGAAGTTTTAACACAAATAGATAAATAACTATCTATTTATTAAGAAAAAAATGTGTGATATAGGTATGCTATGTTGCAAAAAATAGGATTCCAACCAGGTATAAATAAACAAATTTCAGAAACCACAGCTGAAGGACAGTGGATAGACTGTGATAATGTTAGATTTAGATATGGCACGCCTGAAAAAATAGGGGGTTGGAAACAATTAGGCACTGATGATTTGACAGGAGCAGCTAGGGGGCTTCATCATTTCGTAAATAGTTTAGGTAGAAAGTATGCAATTATCGGAACTAACAGAATTTTATATGCATATTCAGGAGGTGTATTTTATGACATACATCCTATTAAAACAACAACCACACTTACAAATGCATTTAGTACGACTAACGGATCAGCGGTTGTAACACTAACATTTAGTAGTGCTCACAATATTGCAGCTGGTGAAATAATATTATTAGATAATTTCACTACAATAACTGGATCTAATTTTGGTGCATCTGATTTTGATGATAAAAAATTTATGGTCACCTCTGTTCCAACAACTACAACTTTAACAATAACAATGCCTTCAAATGAAACAGGGTCTGGTGCGACCACATCTGGTGGAATTAGAGTTCAACATTATTATCCTGTAGGACCAGCAGTTCAAGCAAAAGGTTTTGGTTGGGGATTAGGTTCTTGGGGTGGTGAAGAACCTGGAGCTACAACTACAACTTTAAATGGTGCAATCAATGCTTCTACAACTACAATAGTATTATCTGATGCAACTCAGTTTCCTGATTCTGGAACAAACTTTATTTTAATTGGCACAGAAGAAATATCTTATACAGGTATTTCATCAAACACTTTAACAGGTGTTACAAGAGGAGTTCGAAACACTACAGCTGCTTCTCATAGCGATGGTGCAACGATTACAAATACATCAGATTACGTTGCATGGGGTGAAGCAGCATCAGGAGATTTAGTTATTGAACCAGGTATGTGGTCACTAGACAATTTTGGTGACAAAGCAATTTGTTTAATTTCTAACAACGCGTGTTTTGAATGGGACTCTAGTTTATCAAATGCAACTACAACAAGAGCTTCAATTATATCTGGTGCGCCAACTGCATCAAGACACATGGTTGTATCTACACCTGACCGTCACTTGGTGTTCTTTGGAACTGAAACGACTATTGGTGATACAACATCACAAGATGAAATGTTTATAAGGTTTTCAGATCAAGAAGATATAAATACTTATACACCAACAGCAACTAATACAGCTGGAACACAAAGACTGGCTGACGGATCAAAAATCATTGGTGCTATCAGGGGTAGAGATGCAATTTATGTCTGGACTGATACAGCATTATTTACACAACGTTTCGTTGGTCAACCATTTACATTTGCGTTTGCACAAGTTGGAACTAACTGTGGATTGATTGGAAAAAATGCATGTGTAGAAGTTGATGGTGCTGCGTATTGGATGTCAGAAAATGGTTTCTTTAGATACGCTGGTAAACTAGAGTCTTTACCTTGTTTAGTAGAGGACTTTGTTTATGATGATATAAATCTTACTTCTGGTAACCAAATGATATCCGCCGGATTAAATAATTTGTTTGGAGAAGTTATTTGGTTCTATCCAACATCAACATCATCAGTTGTAAATAGAATGGTTGCATACAATTATTTTGACTCCTCTCCACAAAGACCGGTATGGACTAATGGCACGTTAGCAAGAACTGTATGGAGAGATTCTGCTGTTTTTGGAAAACCACACGCTGCGTTTTATGATGCAGATACAGATACTTCTTTTGATGTTGTAGGAAACACAGAAGGTATAACAACATATTACGAACACGAAACAGGAACCGATCAAAATAAAAATGGGACTATTACTGCAGTGACTGCAAACATATCTTCTGGAGACTATGATATAAGCACTCGTAGAGGTATCACAGGTCAATCAACTGGCATAGCAGATCTTAGAGGAGATGGTGAATTTTTAATGAAAGTTAGAAGATTTATACCAGACTTTATAAGTCAAACAGGTACAACCAGAGTTACAATACAATTAAAAAACTATCCTAATAGTTCACAATCTAGTTCACCACTTGGACCATTTGACATAACATCCTCTACCACTAAAGTAGATACACGTGCAAGAGCAAGAGCTGTAGCTTTAAAAATAGAAAACACTGCTGTTAGTCAAAGTTGGAAACTTGGTACATTTAGATTAGACTTACAACCAGACGGGAGACGATAATGCCATTAACAAAAAAAGGTAAAAAGATAATGAAGTCCATGAAAAAACAATATGGTAAAAAACGTGGAGAACAAGTTTTTTATGCAACTAAAAATAAAGGTAAAATTAAAGGAGTTAAAAAAGCATAATGGCAAAGATAGCACAAGTATTAACAAGAGCTAGTGAACAATATGATTACACAATTGCAGAATCTCAAGTTAGAGATCTTGATGCGATTGTAGAAAAATTAAACACAACGTTTCAAGAAGAACTAAAAGATGAGGTAGAAGCATTTAACTTCTTTTTAAATTAATGGCTAATAGTTTTATAAATAAAAAAGTAGATTTAACTACAACAGACCTAACTACACTGTATACAGTGCCTAGTTCTAACACCGCTGTTGTTAAATCATTATTGGTATCAGAGGATGCTGGATCAGGGTCTAATATTACTATAACATTCGTTAATTCTAGTGGCATAATATTTAATGTATGCAAAGATAA